AATTAGTGGGGGTAATCCACCCCTTATATTCATCTATAACAATTGATGCCTCACCTTTATAACCGTCCCACCATAAAGCTCCATTATTAGGATGCCCAAGAGTATAGTATTCGCCATATAGATTAGCATACATGCGAGCTTTATAAGATTTTCCAGTGTTAGAGTCACCATAAAATAGGGTTACTTCTAGGTCTCGTTCTGCTGGGACCACCTCCAGTATGAATGATAATGCCGTAATACCCCGGTGATACTTGATATAGCTTTCCGGGTGTTCTCCAGCGACTTCCGAAATCGGTCTTTTAGCTATTATTTTTTCAGCTACTATAGCCAAGTCTGTGCGGGCGCCTTGTCCCACAATTTTAATGTTTCCAATTTCGAAGAAGTCATGTCCGCCAGGCTTAGAGCAGTATGCTCTGTTGTGTTCGGGTGTGCCATTCGCGTTTATTAACGTCAGTGCCACACTTGAAGCAACGAGCTTTTTTTGAATTGTTACCATACGCTGTTTCTTCTTCAAACTCATGTATCCTTGCAAGTGGGGTGTTCCTGTAGTCGGTGCAACCTCTTTTTGGAAGCACCCGTACTTGCAATTTTCGGTTAGCCATTCTTTTAGTGTATCTACACCAGCGTCGTCATAGTTATTATATGTAAAGCAGTAGTTATATCGTTGAGCCATTTCGCACGTGTGAGCCGATGAGCCAAGATCCAAAGTGCCGGGGTAATATAGTTACCCGGCACTTAACTTGGCTCTTAAGGCGCTATTTTGGAACGTTCTTAGAATGTTCTCTGTGGTATTTGCCTGCCCCGAGCTACGCTGCGGACCAGGGTATTTTTATTATGCGCCGTTGCCTGAGGACGTCCTAAAGGACACGGCAACCCCCATGGGGCTCTGCCCCAAACCCCGCCCTCCGGGGGCACCTAGCCGGTGGGGCCATACCGCTTGTTGAATAAATATTTGTTTATTATACATCTTCATATTTTAGTCTTACATTCCAGTAAAATCCAAAGTTCTCTGCCCCTGATGCTGTCATAGCTAGCGATATTATATATAGTGCTCCAGTACTTATATCACCAATTACCGCAGGATTAGAGTCTGCCTTAAAGTGTGTAGTCAATCCTCTTAGTTTTCTAAACTCGTCCACGCGTATAGGTATGTTTGCATTAGGGAATACATTTGTCAATACTCCAGCTGTGTTCGTTACTTGAGGTAAGGTAATCCTGCAGTCAGCAATAGTTACAAATCTTTCTCTATTGTTCATGTTAAGCGAGCTATATGCCTCTGTGAAATTGGTGCCCGCCTGATCCGTATCCTGTAGGATGTCTGATACAGTCGGGAACGCGCCATTTGTTTGCCTATCATATATAATCATTATTCTAGCGTGATCCGGGGTTGATGTGGCGCGAGTTACAGCCAATGTAGTTATTTGCCCTGATAGCCTCACAGATTTCATTTCAATTTTTCTTCCAATTCTGTTGAACATTGAGGATCCAACTTGTATTAGGTTTAGACAGGATACCGCGCCAGTTGAGTTTAACGCCATTGATATGTTAACTGGATCCGCAACACCAGTAAATAAGACTTTCTTTTCTGTGCCCATAGTCCTTAATAAACCAGGTATAGCTCCCATGGTGTTAGCCCTGCGGGGTGGCTGCCGAAATGGCTTGGTGGCTTTTGACCCTTCTCCTTTTACCCGCTTCTTGCGCTTACCTTGTCCACTGTACATGTGTTATGTAAGTATGGAATTTATTTCTGTTTTATAACGGTACAATCAAGGTGATTGGTTCCCTTAAAATAGTATATGTTCGTTAGCCTTCTTAACAGTGCTTCTTTATGCCAAGTCACCTTGTCGGAATACCATTCCTCTGGCGGATAATTTGAGGTTATAAATACTTGAGTGTACCGCGCGTATGTAGTCGCTCCTTTTATGGGTAAAAGCAGCTTATATCCATCCAGTATAGCATTCAAATTAGTGGGGGTAATCCACCCCTTATATTCATCTATAACAATTGATGCCTCACCTTTATAACCGTCCCACCATAAAGCTCCATTATTAGGATGCCCAAGAGTATAGTATTCGCCATATAG